ATTCAACATCATTGCAAGGGTCAATAATTTTAATATTTTCATATTCCCAATACCCTCTTTCTATTCCTATTTCTATTAAATTAAAAACTGCTGTCTCTACTGCCTTTTGCAAAGCAATAGAGCCAACCTCATTCTCAGCGATGCCTCCTTCTATTTCTACCAGTTCAGTACCAGCTTCAATAAACCGGAAGACATCTTGAGATACACTTGTAGATAAAATATTTTTAGACACCGTAGTCTCTAATAATATCTCACCTGTTGACACAGAAACTAATCGCAATGATATAGTTACTACGTCTTCTCGGTACTGCTTAGTGTTACCTATTCCTAGATAACGAGCACCAAGACCACCAGATTCAATGTTTGTATCATAACTTATAACTCCACCTTGTACTATAAGACCAGCAAATAGTAGAGGTTGTAGTTTCAAGTCTTCATCAAAACTTTCTCTGGTTGACCGGATTAGTTGTCGTTCTTTGGTAAGATTATCTAACCCTACCCTTTCGACAACTCTAAAAAATTCACCATTAGCAGCATGTTTTAAAGCTCTAATAAGCAATGCCTCTGGAGCTTGGGTAACTGCTGTACTAAATAAAGCAAAGCTACTATTACTTTTTCTTTGCCCTGTTAAGTCTTGAAAACTGTTAGCGTATACTGCTATAATTGGTTTAATTTTTGCAGGAGGTAAATCAGCTAACTCTTGAGATTGTAAATCAAGTATGTTAGCAGGTTCTATATTTTGTGTTAAAACTAAATCTGTATTTTTACTTAATACTGCACAACCACTAAAAGCTGAAATCGCCAATAGGCAACTCAATAATTGTTTCATTCCCATCTGCATCGACAATCCTTAATGTTATTATTCCATCTTCAATACTATACTCAATAGTATTACCTTCTAATTCTAATATCCCACTTGTACTTGGAGTTTCACCAAATAAATTTTCTACTAGCTGTCTTGATAGCTGTGCGTATATTCTAGACTCTAAGTTTCTTATAAACCTTGCTAGTGTAGTGTTCTCTTTATCTCTTTCTATTTGTTCTTGGATAGCTTTTAGTTCTTCTTTGATAGTCATCTTTCTTGAGAACTCTTGGTTTTCTATGGTAAGATAATGTGCAGACGTACCTATCCCACTAAAACTAGGATTCTTAAATTGATGCACCATCTCATCAGCTTCAATATCTGCTACTGCAAATAGTGCTAATAAAAATATACTTACTAATGTTGCCATCTCAATCTTTTCTCTGGTCATCTCTTTCTGCCTTTGCTATTTTTTCTATATCAATTAAATTTGGGACACCTAACAAAGTCTTTAACAATACATCTTGTCTAATACTTTGATTGTCCAATGCTCTTATTCTATCAATTAAACTTACAATAATACCATATTGACTATCAAGTTTAGTTGACACCCTTTCTTCCATAGTGTCTAATGAAGTCTGTACTTTTTCATCTAAGGTATCTAGTTTAGTTTCCATACCATCAATAATTCTATTGATAAGTTTCCAAACAAAAATACCTAAACCTAAAGCTGCTGCAATAGGAAAACCTAATTCAGTTATTAGTGCTACTGCCGACTCCATTAGTCTTGCTTATTAGAAGCTCCAAAGTAAAAACTAATAACAGCACTTGCTAAACCACCAAGATAACCTAACACTAGGTTTATTAGAGCCTCACTATTTTGCTCTGGTGGTTGTAGTGTTACTAAGAATATATAGGCTAAGAATCCACCTACTGTGGCTACACCCATAATTCTAGCTGTCCAGTCTTTTGAAAATTTTCCTCTAGCATCTTGCGTATCAGCTACTTCTAGTTTAAATACGTCTACTTCTAGCTCTTTCATTTGTACTTCAAAGTCATTCTCAGCTTTTTTAAGTTCTAACATTTGTTCAGGTGTTGCTTCAGCTACAGCTTTTTCTATTGCTTTAGGATTGTTAGGGCAACCTAAAACATCGGCTATCATATTAGCAGCCATACCACCCATAGGACCACCTAAAGCAGTACCTAATGTTGGAGCTACAGCACCTACTATATTTTTTAACATATCTTTCATATTATTCTCTCTCTAAAGTTAATGTTCCCTCTAACATACCATCAATAGAACTTAGCACCCATTCAGGTACATCATCTACTAATATATTCTCCTTCTCAGCTTTTTGTAAATGTAAGCTGATTAAACTTTCATATAAACCTCTAAACTGTTCTCTAGTTACCCAAGGCTCATCACACTTGGCTCTAGCTTTACAATCAAGCTTATATGCCCTGTCTAAATCTGTTTCTAAGTAGAGCAGCATTCTCTAACCATAGTTTGTAACTCAACACTACGTCTACCTACTTGTCTAAACCAACGACTGTCTTCCATTTGTACAGCCATCTCTTCCCAGTCATGTGTACGACAAGCTGCTAACATCTTTTTAAATTTACTAAATCTCGTACCACCTAGATTAAAACACATATTAACTACAACACGTTGTATAATCTCTGGTAAGTTTTTAAAATCTTCTTCGCCTATAACATGCATAGTTTCTTTTAAATGTTTATCAAAATCACTTTCATAATACATATCTACTACTTCTTGAGGAACAGCAGTACCAACTTCCCAATTGTATTCAGGGTCTTCTGGTTGGCATAGATGTCCGACACCAAGAGTTTTATAGCCTAAACTATCCATGTATATTTCTAACACTTCACCTTCGTGTCTTTTTATTTCAGCTTTACATTTTTCTATGTTCATAACTAATCCTTTTGAATATAATATTTATTGTTTTGTAATTTAGTTAAAAATTCATCTTTAACTGGTACACTATCTCTAAGTAATATAAAGTTTGGAACTTTATCTGGGTTTCTAAAATTAGGAGTTGTTTTAACTACGTCTACTTTTTGCCTTCTTAAAAAATCATCAACAGCAGGAGTAATACCTGTTATATAATTATCTTTATTTAACATATCATCTTTAAACTGTTGTAGCTGTTTAGACTTACTTATCTCTCCTTGTTGTAGTAATCCTGTTTTCTTTGTTGTTTTAAAATCTTTTATTTCTTTATCTAAAGCTTTTAATAAAGACTTGTTAGGTTTATCAGCATTTAAAACTTTATTTTTAGAAATACTTAACAAGTTTTTAAAAGAAGAAATATCTGATACATCTAATCCATATACAGAACCTTTCTCACCTGTAAATTTTACTACATTGTCTATACTAGGATTAGTAAACACTCCTCTTTGTAGTGCTGGATTAGGTGTTTTAGTTCTTCTATATGAAGGTATTATTTCTTTTAAACCTCTTTCACCTGAACCATGATAAAGTATTTTAGGAACAGCTCGTTTTTCTAAAACTTCTTCTCCTACTTCTTTAACTACTTTACCACCTTTTAATATTCCTACACCACCTAATAATTCTACAATAGGTGCTACCATTCTAAGTCCCGGTTCATTCCTAATTTCTTCAGGTATTTCTATTTCTTCGGTGCTACCATCTTCATAAGTTCTTACTGATTTATTACCTACCTTTTGTATATCTACAATAGAGCCTCTATTAAATCCAAGTCTAGCCATCTGGTCAGAATATGGTGCTCCTGTAAAAGGGTCTACTCTATCTGCTGGGTTTTCTTTAGTGTCGGGTACTTCTGGTCCTGACACTAAGCCTCCTGTAGATTTTGGTATTCTTAAATCTTCAAATATTTTATCAACTTCATCTGATAAAGGAATTGTTATTTCTTTTTCATTTTCAGGGTCTACTAAAACTGGTAGTTGATTTAAAGTTTTAGATAATCTATTTACATCTAATAGTATATCAAAATAATCTTGACTTAATGAAGGAGAATCTAACATCTGTTGTTTCATTTGGTCAGTAAGTAATAAAGGAGTAAAATATCTATTACCTCCAATAAAAGAAACTCTATCTCTTCTAGAAACTCCATTATCTTTTAAAATTTGTAAAGTATTTAATTCTAAATTTTCAGCAGCTTCTGTTAAAGTATGTAATTTTTTATAAGATTTATAATATTCTCTATTAGCATTTAAATAATTATCTAAAAATTTTTCTTTTGTTATTTCATCTGTTATAGCTCTATAAATTTGACTATTAGCTTTACCTTTAGACTTTTTAAAATCATTAATTTTAAATGAATAAATATTTTCTACATATTCTTTATTAAAAGGAATACCTCCAAAACCTGTAAGCCATTTAAACATAGCTTCTTCTCTATATATTTTTTGGTCAAGAGATGTCATTTCTTTACCAAACTTATCTCTAAAATATTTTCTAGTATCTGTAACTGTCCCCGGTTCTAAAGTTTCTACTAAATTCATAGCTATAATTTTTAAATTAGTTGGATTTAATCTTCCACCTTCTCTATCTGGGTCATATACTTCTAATCTATTAAAAGGATTTTTTAATAATCTTCCATCAGCAGTTACTCCATCTCTAAATATATAAGCATTTAAAGTTTCTTGTGTTAAAGATTCTCCAAAAAACGGAGTCAACATTTCAGTTAATAATTCATTATCATATTGTTTTAATTCTTCTTCAGTTAAATCTTTATTGACAGTTTTATGTACAAAATTTTGAATTGGTTTTCTTGGAAAATCAAAAGCATCCCAAGGAGTAATATTATAAACAATAGGAACTCCTTCTTCATTTACTGTATATACAATATTATCATTTTGCATCCATTCTGGTAAAAAAGGTTTTATATTATCTATAACATCTGCTCCTGTTCCTATTGCAAGATTTGCAATTGATGTAGCTGCTGCACTACCACCAATACCAAAAGTAGTAAAACCTGTAGCTCTATCCATAGCTCTACTTTTCATAATTTTACTAGCTTCGTTTGCTCCCATATCTTTTAATTCTCTAGCAATTTTAAATTCATTATTTATTTGTCTAGGTATAGTTCCTGCTAATCTCATAGACTCAGATAAAAAAGAAAAGAAAGTACCCATAAAAGGAATAGTTCTTAATTCTTTTAAATTATCTGGCACTAAATCATAGTTAGGTAAACCATTACGAGTTAATCTTCCTGCTTCATTTTGTAACTTTTCAGGAGTATTATATCTAAATTTATCAAATCTTATAGCATTTGGTCCTTGAGGTAAAGCTTTATTAAAAGTATCTAAATGTTTTTTTTCATTTAAATACATATTTATTTTCCAAAAATCATCTTCAGCTATATAAAGTTCTGTAACTTTTTCATCACCTTTTAAAAGTTGTTTAACTCCCGGAGTTTTCTTAGCTAATGATTCTAAATATTGTAAAGGTTTTGCTCCAAAAAAAGATATATTAGAAGCATCTTTACTCATATTTTTTAAATCGTTTATAATAGCATTTTTATTTAAAACACCTTGACCTGCAAGTTCTTCTATAAATTGTTGTTGTTCAATATTACTTGTTCTAGTTAATTGAGAATATACAGTCTTAAAACTTTCGGAAATAGTTTTAGGATTTAATAATTTAAAACCATTAGCTCCTGTTATTTGACCACCACCAGCAATATTTTTTATATGAGTAGTTATTCTTCTTGTAGTGGCTGATTTTTGTGATTGACTTTTTAAAAATAAAAGACTTTGCCAAAATTCTTTTAAAAAAGGTGGTAAAGATTCTATTACTTTAGAACCACCTTGTTGATATCTTTTTGTATAATATTCAGCTAGTTGTGGAGTTGTATAATATCCAGATAAGTTTCCAAAAGGTTGAACTTTTACACCTTCATACATTGGTATTTGTGCAGTAAATCCCGGAACATTATTTTTTTTATGAAAATAAATATCTTTACCATCCCTAAAGGCTTGATTATGAAAATTACTATCTTCTACAAACTGTGCTATTTTTTTCATGGAGAGTAATAATTTATCTGTAGGGTCAGTAATTTCTCCTAAATATGCTTTTATAGCTGGAGGTATTTCTTGTTTTTCAACTAAGATACCTTCTTTAATTTTACCAAAACTTTCAAATCCACTAGAAATATTTGCAAATTGTCCTTTTCCCCCAGCAAGTTTGTCCATTTCAGATTGTACTTGTAAGTCTAATTCTAATTTTTTTATATCTGGATTTTTTCTTTTTATTTCAGATTTTACAAATCGTCTTGCAGTATTATACACTTGAATAGTAGGACTGTACCCACTATCTTCAAACATTCTATAACTTTCTCTGACATAAAAACCTAATTGTTGTTCAATAATTTTTTTATCTTCAGGTGCAATATTTTCAATTCTTAAAAGTAATTTAGAAAGTTGGTCTTGTAAGTTTCTAGCTTTTTTTATAGGTTTTCTAGCTTTTTCTGGAAATTTTAAAAGTTCTTTATCAAAAGCACTTTGTTGAGTTTTACCAATTCTTATACCTTTACTTGTAATAGTTGTAGGAACTCTAAAATCTGTAAATAAAATTTTATTTATATTTTCTATTACGTCTTCTTTATTTCCACCAACAGCTTTATGTATATCATTAATTGCATTTTCTAAGTTTCTTCCAACATGGTCTATAGTAGCATTCCATTTTTCTTTTGCATTTTGAGTTTTTAAATAATTTTCATGCAATAATTCACTACGACCACCTCTAGGTGTAAAAGGATTAGTTTTAGCTATAAAATTTGATAAGCTTCTAATAGGAGCAATAGTACTAAGTTTTCTTAATCCTAAAACTTTTTCATCTAAAGCATCAATATCTCCTAAGTTATAATCTTTTGTAGGAAACAATTGTTGTTCTCCTTTAACAATAGCTTGTTGTCTTTTTTGTAAAGCTAAACTACGAAAATCTTTATCTTGTCTTTTTAATCTTCTAATTTTATTTAAAAAAGCATCAACTACTTCAGGTCTTTGTCCTTTAATACTATCTAAAGTATTAAAAAAAGATTTACTAATAACTTCTCTATTACGAATACCTGCACCTACTGCACCAAAAGCTCCTGTAAATATTAATCCTTCAGCTAGTAAACCTAATCTATTTTGTAACTCTGTTTTTTCTTGGCTAGATTTAATAGGCTCTAACATATACTTTTCTAAATCTGAAGCAAATCCTTCGCTGTCATCATCAATCATATCGCCTAATATATTAGCAAAGTTTTCTTGATAAGGATTTAAAGATAGTTGAGCAGCAGTTTCGCCTTTAGCTACAAAACCTGTAGTTGCTACAGTTTTAGGAGCTACTTGAGTTGCTTTCTGTATAGGTTTTAAAGCTTGTAAAGGTTTTGTAATTTTACCTACACCTGCTAAAGAAGCACCAAATGAACCTATATCTCTAACTAATTGTGCAGCTCCACTTTCAGGTTCAGCAATAGTTACTACTTCTCTGTCACCTCTTTGAACTCTTTCAACATTTTCAGCACCAACGACATTAGAATATAAATTTTCTAAAAAGTTTTCTGTAGATAAAACTTCCTCTTGTGTAGGCTTATCGAACATTCTGTAAAGCTCAATACCTTCACGTAATACTTGGCTAGTAACACCAGCACCAGTACGTTTTAATTCTTGTTTTTGTTTATCGGTAAGAGCACCATACAAGGTTGTTAAAGTAGTTAATCTCATAAATTTTAATCTAATTGATTTTTGTAATAATCTACTGCATCTTTTTGAGCCTTAACTGTGAAAGCAAACCACTCATTTAAATTTGTAAATCTAGGAGTATCTAATTGATTTTCTTGACTAATATCAGCTTCTATTATTCTTCTAGATTCTACATCTATAATTTGAACTAAAGTTGTTCTAAGAATTGATTCTGTTTGTTCATCTACTGTATATTTATTTAATTGATTAAGTAATGCTTTTTCTTGTTGACTTCCCTCTTCAACATTTTCTAATTCATTTAATAGTCTATTTATTTGAGAAGTAGTAGGGTCTACTTTAAACACATTAATATCTAAGTAATCATTTTTAGCATCTAAATAATCTTGATAATTCTCTGAGCCTTCAGCAGGTATATCACCATACTTTCTAGTATAACCAGCATTAAATAATTGAATTGCTGAATTTACTTCTTTTTGAACTATATTTAAATTATCTGGATTTAAAACTTGTCTTGATAAAGCTATACCAAATATTTCATTTTCTGATATTTTTAAATCATTAGGTTTCTTATCAACATCATTTAAAATTTGACTAAATAATTTATCACTAACTTGAACATTTTCTGAAAAATTATTAAGTACATAGTCTAAAGCTTCTTCTTTAGTATATAATCTTTCATTTTGTGTTATATTTTTAACTGATTTTTCTTGTTCTTCTCTTTTATTTTCTGCATTATCAAAAGCATCATCTAAGTCAGCTTTAGTTGCATCAAATCTTTTAGGAAATATTTTACTAACAGCAGCCATAAATAATGATTTTTTAGTTGGGTCATCTTTAATTACATTCAAAGCTGCTTTATATTCATCGTGATAAACTTTATTATATTCTAAAAAGTTAGAAGTACTATACATTGGATTATCTTGAATTTGTTTAAAAAAGTTTTTTGCATCCTCTAATTTTTTATTATAAAAAACTGTATCTAATTTTTTTACATCGGGGTCTGCTATTTTACCTCTCATTTCAAAAGTCATATTTCTTCCAGATATAATATCATCATTATTATAAAGTTCTCTAGCTAATTCTGTTATTGCTTTTTGTGGATTTTGTTCGTATAATCTTAATCTATTTCTATTTTCTTTAGCTAAATCACTATTATATTCTGCTTCTCTACTAGCAGTTTCTATAGTATAATTTTCTTGTAAATCATTGATAGAATCTATAACACCTTGTTTTTGATTACGTTGTAATGCACCTAAACCTTCTAATACAGCAGAAGCTAACAAAGCTCTCTTAGCTTGTTTCTTATCTTGCTTATCTCTTCTAGCTAGTAAAGCACCAGCAACTTGACCAAACTCTGAACCAGATAAATAATCTGAACCACTTACTATTGGTTTAAATTGACTTTCAAATTCTTGTGCCATTATGCTTCTCCTTTAGTTAATAAACTTCTAATCTCTGGACCTTGTTCTTTTACTCTGTCTAATATATTTCTAGGCACTACATTTTCATCTACTGTTGGTTTTAGTTTTTGTGTAGTTTGATTTTTAATATCAGAAACAGCAGTTCTAAATTCACTAATTTTATTAGTCATTTCTTCAGCCTCATCTTCTTCATCAAACTCATCTAAGTCATTACCTTCAATATTATATTTAATGTTTGCTTCTTCACCTATAGCCATAATAGTATACATGACAGGTTCTGCTAGTAACATCATAGTATCAACACTAATATCACCTTCAGTAAACTTAGTATATAAAATAGCACTACCTATATCACCTACTGCAGCACCATTAGCTAAAGCATTTACAATATTCTTTACAGCTTCCGGTTGCATTATCTCAGCTACAATAACATCTAAAGCTTCACGAGGGTTAGTAAGTGTTGGAGGACTTTCCCAAGGATATTTACTTTCCGGACTATTAGTTAAACTTTGTCCCGGAATAGGTCTCCCTTGTCCTGATAAGTTAGTAAGCTCATCTAAACCTTCTTGACTAAATCTAGCTTCACCTCTTATCTTAGGACCTTTCTCAGGTGCAATATCTTCTATATCAAATCCAGCATCTAAACCATCAAGAACTGCTAGACCTGCAGCCTCACTTATGTTATCAGATATTATAGGTCTTACTTGTCTATTTGGTTTTCCCATTATGCTACCTCTATTGTTTCTTGACTATATAACTGTGAACCATACATACTACTTGGGTCAGCATTACCATATAAAGCTTGATTATAAATATCACTTACGTTAATATTATTTTCAGATGCATATATTCTTAGTGGGTCAAAAGCACCAGCTCTTTCTTGACCACCACCCGGAAGAGTTGTACCTCTAAGTTCTGGGTCTCCTTGTATAGATTGCATAGCTGCTCCAGTAAGTACATTTGTAGCTACGTTAGTACCTACAGTTCTACCAAACTCACGAAGTCCTGTTGATTGTACACCGTCTACTACTCCAGAAGCAACTGTTGTACTACTTGTAGCTCTAGCAGAATCTAAATCTTCCATACTAAAAGCACCTACTCCTCCTTGTGTATCTACATATGTTTGAGCTGCTTCTTGTAAAGCTGAAGAACCTTCTGCTGTTAATTGTGCAATATCTGATTCACTCATACCAGTCCTAGATAAAATATTTTTAGCTTGTTCATCACTTGTTACTAATCCTTTTGGACTTCCAAATAATCCTTTTTCAACTCCACTATCTGTTACAGATTTAGTTAAACCTGTAAAATCTGTAACTCCTCTTGTAATATTACCTACACTACTACCAACAGAAGCAAAAGGTTTAGCAGCAGTTTTTGTAAGAAAATTACCTGCTTGTGTAAAAAATTTAGCAGCTCCTGATTTACCAGCAGCACTACCAAATAGTGCACCACTACTTACAGTATTACTTGCATTCATTAACCAACCACCAAATCCAGTAGCAGTTCCTCCAGTAAATGCTCCAATAGCAGCACCTCCCGTGACTATGGCAGCTCCAGCGATAACTAAAGCTTTAAGAAGTTTACTATTCTTAAATTTTTTGACTACTTTCTTAACTCCTTTAACTACTTTCTTTACTGCCTTTTTAAATTTACCTGTTATTTTTTTAAATGCTTTTTTAATTTTACTAAATAATCCCATAATTTATACCTTAAGTTTCTGTTCCACCAGTTAATAATGTTATTAATGATTTAATAGCAGTTAGACCA